CCGCACGAGATCCCCAGGCTGACGGCCTTCAAGTTCGAGCTCCCTCCCCTCTGGCAGCCGCCGAGAACCGGAGCGATCACCCTTCCCCCGCTGAACCTGACCAAGGAGAACTGACCATGAAGCTCACGAAGATCGTCGCCACCCTCGCCCTCGCGGCCGGGTTCCTGCTCGGCAGTGCGACCTCGACCGCGGCCGGCCCGGTGAGGGTCGAGTCGGTGGCCGCCACCGTGACCACCCTCCCGGCGAAGGTGTGCGCCGACGACCACGACGACCGCAACTGCTACTGGGACGGCGCCGGTCCGGCGTACATCGTCGACCGTGCGGGCAAGGTGACGTACCTCAACCCCAAGCTGAACGACCCGGCCAAGCGCAAGGCGTGGACGCTGAAGAACAAGGCCGCGCACCGCGAGTACTGGGGCACCGTGTGGGGGCACCGCCTGTGCTGGGCGAAGGTCGGGGACACCTCGTACATCTACTGCTTCGACGGGCACCGCGAGACCTCGTGACCCGAGTGCAAGTGTGACATGCCGAAACCTCCTGAAGGGAGGTCGGGGTGGGGCGGCGCCCACCTCCTGATGATGGCAGCCATGACGAGAGGGGCATCACCGTGAACGAGAAGCGCAGCCGACTCGGCAAGAACGAGGTCTCCGGCCTGGGCAAGCTGTACCTGCACGGAGGGGAGGGCCTGAAGCGTGACGACCTGGGCCTGACCAACGCCGAGTACTCCGTCTTCGCGAAGCTGGCCTGGTTCGGCCTGGCCAAGCGCGAGCAGGAGCAGAGGTGGACGATCACCGACCTGGGTATCGCGTTCATCGAAGGCAGGGCCCGCGTCCAGGCGGTCGCCCTCACCGTGGCCCGTGAGTTCGCCGGCCTCACTGGTGAGCTCATCAAGGCGAGCGACGTGAACGACGCCTTCTACTTCGAGGCGGTCTGAGATGACCGACCTGATCGTAGGGCTGTCGGGCTACGCCCGCAGCGGGAAGAACACCGCGGCCGACGCCCTGATCCAGCGAGGCTGGAGGCAGGCGGGCTACGCCGACAAGCTGAAGGAGTTCCTGTACGCGGTGAACCCCTTGATCCCTGGGCACTACGGTGCCGGGAGCCTGCGCCTGCGGCAGCTCGTCGACTCGACCGGCTGGGACTACGCGAAGACTGCGTACCCCGAGGTGCGGTCCCTGCTCCAGCGCACGGGCACCGAGGCTGGCCGGCGAGTACTCGGCGATGACGTGTGGGTGGACGCCCTGTACGCCGACCACAAGGACGCGGCCGGCCTGGTCGTGACCGACGTCCGCTTCCCCAATGAGGCGGAGGCCGTGGCCAAGCGTGGTGGCGTGATGATCCGGGTCGAGAGGCCCGGCGTGGGCCCGACCAAGGACAAGCACGGACGAGCCCACGTCAGTGAGACCGCGCTGGATGACTGGCCCTTCGACCACGTGCTGGTCAACGACGGGTCGGTGGATGACTTGCACGCCAAGCTGCACGGCGTCGCCGAACTTGTGCAAGTGTGACGGTGTGATACTGTGACACTCACAAGGCCGGGGGAGCTCGACGAACTCCCCGAAGGTACGACGATCGAGATCCTGGACAAGCGCGGGACCGAGCTCGTCAAGCAGGGCGGTGACTGGTGGAGCACCGGCAAGACCGCCACCCAGAACACCTACGCCTACGTCAACACGCGCCGCTACGGCGCCACCGTGAGAGGAATTGAGCAGTGAGCAAGGCAGCAGAGAACCTGGGGTCGGCCATCCAGGAGATGGAGGCGGCCTTCCGGGCAGCGTTCGTGCACGAGCAGGGCGACATCAAGGACAAGGTCCGCGCACTGATCGAGAAGTACCAGGGCAAGGAGGCCGGCCGCCAGGCCGCGCTCGACAAGCTCGTCGAGGAGGGGGAGTACGAGGGCACGTACGCCTACGACTCGGCCCTGACTGACCAGGAGGGTGACGCGGCGGACGACCTCGCCGGCCTGCTGCGTGAGCTGGGCGAGCTGGTCAAGGCCACCTCTTGAGGATCACCCCACGGGGGTACGAACTGAAGAAGGTGGTGGACATCCTCGAAGACCCCACCTTCGACAGCCCGGAGCAACTGGCCAAGGCCGTGATCAAAGAGGTCGCCGAGATGCTCCAGATGCGGGACCTGGTGGTGATGGTCCACACCTGGGCGGACGGCACCAAGGGCCTGAACTTCGGACCCTTCGGCAACGCTGCCGAGGCGGAAGCCTTCGCCAAGAAGATGAGCTTCGGAGGTACGGGCCGGCTGGTCCCGCTGACGTCCTCCGGGATCATCCTCGCCAACGCCGAGGGCAAGCAGGACGGGTGGCCCGGCTACTGCTGGAACCCTGAGTGTGGACACAGCCCCAACAACCACGCGATCGACGGTGCCTCGCGTGGTAAATGCCATCGAGTGGAGTGTAAGTGTGACCGCTTTATCAAGGACGACCCGAGCATCAAGGCCAAGAAGAAGACGGCGGCACGGAAGTCGAGCGCCGCCAAGGGCGTCAACGAACTGTAGAGGAGATCAGACGTGAGCAACTGCGACTGGAGGAGCTGCCCGTGTGGAGTGAAGCGCGGGTTCCTGACTGAACGAGATGCCGAGAAGGCGCTCGGCCGAGCCCGAGCCAAGCGGAGCCGACAGGGCGAGGCACGAGGCACCATGCGCGGGCTGAAGGTGGAGTCCCGCTGGTACCAGTGCGACGAGGGTGGCTACCACCTGACGTCCGAGTCCCGCGCGTCGTACGAGAACCGCATCGAAAGCTACAACGAGAACCGCATCACGGGCGGTCTGTTCAAGGAGGTAACGAAGTGAGTGCAGGGTGGGACTGGGTTGCTGAGGGACAGCGCATCGCGGAGGAGTCGCGTCGGGCCGGCGAGCTGAACATCGAGGCCATCAAGGCGGGGTCGATCGTCTTCGAGGGGCCGGCCGATCACCTGAAGGCCGCCGAGATCGGCGCCAGCGTGGCTGAGCCGGCGCCCAAGGTGGGTGGACTGGCCGGGGACCTGGCCGACATCGTCCGCGAGGTCGAGCTGTGCCGGGCCGGGCACTGCGAAGCTGCCTACCGGCAGAACGACCAGGGCGGCGAGGCCCGTGACGTGGTAGCGCAGATCGCGAAGGCCGCGGGCGTGACGCTCAGCTCCGCGTTCATCCGTCCCCTCGACGGCAACGTGTGGAGCCCGGCGAACATGGCCCGCGTGATCAAGGGCGTGCAGGATCTCGTCGCCGAGAACCAGGCACTGCGTGATGAGCACGCCGCCCGTGACCAGAAGGCAACCGTCACCGTCAAGGCCCTGCACGAGGCCCTGACTCAGTTCGAGGAGGGTGTGTAAGTGTCGCTTCCCATCGGGCCGCTTGACCCGGTCACACCCGACGACGTGCTCATCGTCTACGGGTTCCACCAGGCCCGCCTCTACCCCGAGTTCGACCGGAACAACGTCTACACCCTGAACGGGGTCGCCGCCTTCGGCCGGCTGCGTGGACGCCAGCCCAAGCGGGTGTTCCATACCGGCCTCGGCCTGAGTCGGGAGGCGGACCGACTGAGGCGTGAGCTCGCCGCTCTCGAAGGCAAGTACGGCACCAAGGTGCACCACGTGAACGAGCTCTACATGTACGACGACGAGGAGATCCCCACCGCATGACCGAGATCCAGACCCGTGGTGACGTCACCGTCGAGCTCGTCAAGGCCAGCGCCACTGACTCCGACGTAGCCACCGCGGCCCGAGTCTCCACCATCGGAGGCAGCCACGAGAACATCGTCGACCTGACCCGCGACCAGGGCCTGATCAACTACCTGATGCGGGACCGGCACGGCAGCCCCTTCGAGCACACCTCGTTCACCTTCTACGTCGAGGCCCCGCTGTTCGTGGCCCGCGAGCACATGCGTCACCGCGCCGGCCACTCATACAACGAGGAGAGTGGACGCTACAAGGAACTGGCGCCCGTCTTCTACGTCCCCGACCAGGGGCGCAACCTGGTGCAGGTGGGCAAGCCCGGCGCCTACGTCTTCGAGCCTGGCAACGCCGGCCAGTACGACTGCATGTCCGCCTACATGACCAGCGCCTACACCGAGGCGTACGACGCCTACCAGGGCATGCTCGACGCGGGCATCGCCCGCGAGGTAGCCCGCATGGTGCTGCCGGTGGGGATCTTCACCTCCTACTACGTGACGTGCAACGCACGCAGCCTGATGCACTTCCTCGGACTGCGTACGCAGAGCGCGGTCGCCGCCCAGCCCAGCTTCCCCCAGCGGGAGATCGAGATGGTGGCCGAGCAGATGGAAGACCACCTCGCCGAGCTGATGCCGATCACCTACGCCGCGTTCAACAAGAACGGACGCGTCGCCCCGTAGCCGACGACATGACAAGGCCCCGGCACCCCCGAAAGGGGGTGGCCGGGGCTTCGTCGTACCTACCCCCGTTCGGGGGTAGTGGTTACTCCTCCACGTCACGCCATTCGACCGTGATGTGGTCGTCGGTGGTCATGCTCGTCAGGTGCCGGCCCTTCGCAGGGTTCAGCGTGATGACACAGCAGAAATCCACCCACGCCCGCCGAGTCGGGAGCGGCAGACCCGGCCACCCCTCGATCAGGCCGGCCACGCCCTTCACCGGGTCGAGCGGAGGGATACCGGCCGAACTCACCAGCTCCGAGTCGATGGCTTCGAGCTTCTTCTGGAGAGCCGAGGACCCCGCAGTCATCTGCGACAGACTGATGGCGCCCTCTGCGTAGGCCATGGCCAGCCCGTCAAGGCGCTCCCGCAGCTCCTTTGCCTGGGCCTGGAGATTGGCGCTGGAGGCGCCATCGTGGGCGCTCTGAGAGCTGAGGATCTGCCCGAGGAAGTCGGGGAACATCAGCCGGGCCAGAGTTGCCTTGCTCGCGCGGTCGTCGGCGATGCTCCGAGGCGTCCGGGTGTGCGTGTCCTTGCATCCGTAGACAGGGACACCCCGGTAGCCCCGAGCCGCGACCGTGCCGGTGCAGCCCTCGTACCCGCACAGCCCGATCCCCGTGAGCAGAGTCCCCGGCATCCGCCCGGTACGGCGTCCGCCCGAGAACCGCTCCGGGTTGTTCAGGATGGCCACGACCCCGTAGTGCACGTCGGGGTCGAGGATCGGAGGCCACTGCGCCTCGCCCATGACCTCGCCGAGGTAGGTGGACTGCCCGATGTAGCGCGGCGAGGTGAGCACCTTCTTCACCCCGCGCAGGGACCACGCCTTCGCCCCTCGGACGACGCTCCGCGGAGACTGGAGGCCGGCCTCCGTCCACTTGCGGGCGACGGCAGACAGAGACTCCCCGGCGAGGATCATGTTGGCGCCGTCGATGATGGCCGCAGCCTCCTCGGCCATGATCGACATGTGGTCGTGGCCGTATCCGAAGGGCCGGATGCCCGCCGTGTACGGACGGCCCTGCGCGGCGGCCTGCTGGTTGGCCAGCTTCTGTCGTGCCGCCTTCTGCTCACCCTCGTACGTGGCCCAGGCCGTCACCGTGCGGGCGACAGCCCGTCCGGCCGGAGTCGAGAGGTCCAGGTGTCCGGCCTCGACCGCGTACACGTTGACGCCGAGGTCGATCACCCGCTCCAGGTCCCGCGTCACGCGGATGAGGCGGTCCGTGTGCCAGCACACGATCGCCTGCGGCTTGCTCTGGAGCATGGCCTCGAAGTCGGGCCGGATCACGCTCTTCTTCGTGGCGCTCAGGTCGTTGTCGATCCAGACGTGCCGGACCTTGATGCCGAGCTGTTCGCACAGGGCCCGGCACTTCGCTTCCTGCCGCTGGACCCCTTGCTCTTCGCCTGTGACATCCTGGCTGATGCGCAGGTAGAGGTCCGCTTCTGCTTCAGGCCCCGGCCCGCGATGATTCATGCTTCGCATGGTACCCCCAAGGTGTACCGCTGATTCGAGTGTTACAGCTTGAGAGTACACCATCCAGCCCGCCTACGTGGGCAAACGCAAGGGCCCCCGCCACACGGCAGGGGCCCTTCGTCATGCCTGGAGTTCAAGATCCAGAGGGGGGATGGCAGTCCGTCCCGGCGGGTTCATCGCCCACCCTCGCGAGTGATCGGCGCACGCCTGCGAGTAGGCGTCCACGATCGGCTGCTCGCAGCGGTAGCCGTAGGTCGGGGCAGTCACGCCGTTCGGGTAGGTCATCGTCCTCCAGGCGGAGTGTCGGCAGTGCAAGGCAATCCATTCAGGTCGAAAAGGTGTACACCACACCAACCGGATGACCTCGCCGCGCATTCCCTGCCCGACTACTACCGCAGGCCGTACTCTGGACGGGAGGTGATTCGATGTCGCTCCAAGAGAACGTCCGCAGCCATCGACGCCGCAAGGGCTGGACGCAAGAACAGCTCGCCGAGGAAGCGGGAGTCTCGGTCGGCGTCGTACGCAAGGCAGAGCAGGGTGGAACCGTCTCCGTCGAGACGATCCACGCCTTCGCCCGCGCCTTAGAAACCACGACCTCCAGTCTCTTCGCGTCCGAGGCCCCAGCCCCCGTACAGGAGACCGAAGGCGACGGCCCCAAGCTGACCGAGCTGCGCCGCGCACTCATGCCGCCAGTCGGACTGTCGTCCGTGCTCACCGAGCCCGCCGAGATCCGAGATCTCGTCTCCATCCAGCGGGACATTGACGACTCGCACTCCCTGTACCACGCCGACCGCTACGACTCCGTCGCACGGGCCCTGCCTGGCATTCTCCGGGCCTCCGAGACAGCCGTCGCCCTCAGCGAAGGGGAAGCCCGTCAACGGGCCGTGATCACCCGCGCAGGCGCCTTCCTCCTGGCGGGGAAGTACCTCACCCAGGTCCGCCGCTACGACATGGCCTACCACGCCCTCTCGCGGGCCATCCTCGACGCCCGCGAAGCCGGACAGGTCCAGCTCGCCGCGACAGGCATCGTCGGCATGGGCTGGCTGCTCCTGCGACAGGACCGCTTCGACGAGGCCGAGCAACTGGCAGCCACCACCGCCCAAGAGGTCGAGCCTCGCATGTCCAGCGCCACACCGGGCCAACTGGCCGTGTGGGGAGAGCTCCACCAGCGCGTAGCCTCCGCAGCCATACGGAACAACCGCCCGGACGTCGCCAAGGAGGCCCGGCGCATGGCTTCGCAGGCCGCGAGCGGGCTGGACGCCGAACACACCGACTTCCGCGAGCACTGGTCCTCGTTCGGGCCCGTGACGGCCGAGACGAAGCGGATCGAAGACCTGTCCCTGATCGGGGACGCCCGCGGAGTGCTCAGCCGAGCCGACGACGGCCCGGTGGGGACGAAGGGGCTGAAGAAGCTGGGCCGGCCGAGCCGGAACAACTGGGCGAGGCACCGCCTCGACGTCGCGCGGGCTCACGTCCTGCTCGGCTCGCACCAGGACGGCATGGACGAGCTGATCGGCGTCAAGGCCGAGGCTGCGGAGTGGCTGAAGCATCAGGGCATGGCCCGTCACGTAATGCGGGACATCCTCGGCCACCGCAAGCGGACGCTGACCCAGGACATGCGCGACATGGCCGTCCACCTGGGCGTCGCTGGGTAACTACCATGCTCCGTAGTAGTTCTCCGCGATCAGTCACGGAACTACCACGCTGCGTGTCTGGGCTGGCACGAGTCCTCCTCGTACCGTCGGATCATGGCCACGACGGACAGAGAACAAGCGACCCTGAAGCCGGAGGACTACGAGCTCGGCTCCACGGTGTGGGACACCAAGCGAGACGTGCCAGGCGTAGTCATGGGACACCTGGGAGGACGCCTTCAGCTCCGCGCCGTCAGCGGAGGCAGGGAGTGGGACGCCAAGCAGGTGCGTCCGCTCACCTCGCGCGAGCAGTTGAGCCTGCACCTGGCGGCACGGAACGACACGTCGAGGTCCGGCCTGTGAAAGCACTCATCCGGCACGAGCAGTGGACCCTCACCCCCGACCGGGAGCCGGACGCAGCGCCGACCACCTACCAGCTCAAGTGCGCGGTCTGCGGCGAGGCGTCGGAGGAGGACCCTGCGTGGTACGAGCCCCAGTCATGGGCGCTCAAGCACTCAGGCCAGAACCCCTCGCACCACTCGTTCGCCGAGGTCATCACCCGCCCGTGGCGCACGTTCATGCACAACCCCTGAAACGACGAAAGACCCCCCAGCCGTGAGGCCAGGGGGTCTTCGTCATGCGGTCAGCGGACCGGGCAGGCGCCGGTCGCACAGTCCTCGTCGGTGCTGTCCTCGACGGACGTCACCGCGTAGGTGTTGAACTCTTCCTCGGTGATCCGCTCGTACGGAGCCTGGGCCCGCGTGCCGTCCGGCATCAGGGTCGTGCCCTTCAGATCCGGCAGCCACGCCTTGATGATCTCGGCCGCCTCGTCCGTGGAGTACTGCCCCTCGGGGAAGTTCACCGTGTACGAGACCGCGTTGTCCGCGTACTCCGCCTGGTACATGGCCTGGAAGGCGAGCATGTCCCACAGCTTGATCTCGTCCGCGGACTCCACGATCTTCGGGTCGTAGCCCAGCTCCTCGACCTCGGCGACCAGCTTCTCCTTGGTCGGGAACGCGACGACCATCGTGTTGCCGCTCTGGTCGTACACGCACTTCTCGACGAGGTAGCCCTGGTTCATGTAGCTCTGCACCGTCGCGGCCTGCGCCGGGTCGGGCATCGAGAACCGGACGCGGCGCATGAAGTGCCTCGCGTAGATCGGGTGGATACCCTCGCTCACTCCGGGGAGCTTCGCGATCGAGCCGGTCGGGGCCACGGTCGTCACCTTCACGGGCTCCGGGACGCGGAGCTGGAAGGCGTACTCGCGGGCCTCCTCGCGGACCGTGTCGTACAGGTCGTTGAGCAGGTTGCGGAACGCGTAGGAGTTCGGCGCCTTGGAGTAGGCGACGCCCTGCTTGGCGAGGTAGCCCTGCACCCCGAGGTGGCCGACTCCGATGCGCCGCTCGGAGTGCATGACCTCGCGCTGCTGATCGTCGGTCATGTCGCCGTACGTCGCCCGGATCAGGAAGCGCGTCATCAGCTCGTGTGCCCGCACCAGGCCCTTGCGGTCGACTCGGCCGCCCCGCTCCTTCGGCGCGAAGTGGTCGAGGTTGACGTGGCCGAGCACGCACGCACCGGTCGGAGGGAGCGCGATCTCTCCGCACGGGTTGGTCGCGACGACCTCGTTGACCTCGCCCTCGTTGGAGTGCGTCGAGTTCCAGTACCCCGGCTCCCCGTTCAGGAGCATCCCCTCGACCACCTTGCGGTGGACACGGACGGCCTCCGGGTCGCCGGCCTCCAGCGCGGAGACGAAGGCCGCGGTGATCTCGACGCTCACGTTCGTCGTCCAGTGCTTCGAGCCGTCCGCCTTGCACGCCAGGAAGGCGTCGATGAACGGGTCGTCCCACGCGCAGATCGCCATACGTGCGCTTCGCCGGACACCGCCCGACACCACGCACTCCGCCACACAGTGGTCGATCTCCATGGCCTCGGTGGGCGTCAGGTGGGCGACGTCCCCGACGGCCGAGCGAGACAGGATGGCGCCGATCTCCTGGAGCATCCGAGCGAAGGGGCCGGGGCCACTCGCCGTGCCGCCGAACGTCTTCAGTCGCGAGCCCTTGCAGCGCACTCGGCTCACGTCGTAGACGCGGGCCTTGTGCTTCACCTCGCCGTCGGTCATGAACGTGTCGATCAGGTCGACGAGGGCGTCAGCCCATCCCTCGCGGCTGTCCTCGACCTCGAAGGCGCCGGCCCAGTCGGAGTCGTACTCCGTCGAGAGCAGGCCCGCGGCCTTCATCTCCTCGTAGTCCTGGTGCATCGGGTCGCACACCACGTGGACGTCGAGCTCGCGGCGCGGTGCGCCGTACGGGGCGAGGTACTTCGAGCTGTAGTTCCCGCCGACCCCGCCGCCTTCCATCAGGCGCATGAACGTGAACTCGAAGTGTCGGCTCAGCTCGTCGCCCCACGGAGCGACGTGGCAGTTGAACAGGTACTGCCGACCCTTCACGCCCGTCGCCCACAGGTGGCGTCCTGCGGGGATGATGGCGAACTGGTCCATGTAGGAGACCAGCTCCTCGCATTCGGCCCGCACGTCGCCGCTCCAGGCCGTCTCGTCGGTGCCGTGGACGAGGGCGAGGTTGCCGCGCGCTACGCGGCGGACCGTGTCCGGCCAGGTCTCCTTCGAGCCATCGGCCAGCGTGCGGGA